AATGCTAACCATCTATTCTCATTAACTGCAGTATATCCTGTTAATGATGCTTGTTTTTTGGCTTTCTTTTTTTCATTTCCAGGTTTAGCAAATGCTTTTGGAGTATCATATCCTTGTACATTTCCCGTAACATTCATTTCATCAATCATACCCCTGATTATTTCTTTAAGTTTTGTGATTGATTCCGATTTTATTTTATTTGGTAATCCTTTATGTTTAGTTGATGCAAAATCTTTAGCATCTTTATCACTCATTGAGTCTGCCGCTTTTTCAACTTCTGGTGATGGATTTTCCATGTCACCTTTTTGAGCTGCATGAACCATACCCATAAATCTTTGTTGTGCTTTTGATACTGCTGGCATTTGTTATAGGTTTAAGCTAATACATAAACAGAACCACCATTGGTTACCGTTATACTTTTAACATAACAAGGAAATGGTTCTCCTGCTGTCAAATGTGCTAATGAGATGGTGGTATTACCTTCTAATGTAACTGTACCCGTTACACCAGTTACAGGCATTATACCCCAAACTCTATCTATCAATGTGGCAGAACCAGATGTTACCAATTTTGCACTATATGCTCTATAATTTACACTCATAATTTTATTTTTTAATCGATTGTTTTAATTCACTTAATAACTCATAAGTCATCATCATTGCAGATAAATGTTGTTCTTTAATTTTTTTAACAGATTTGATTTTTCTAATATTTGCAATTGTTTCTGCTAATTTGATTTTTGTAACTTTGTCAGAAATTTTAGAACCAACTTCTTTTAATCCTTCTACCAATTTGGTTACTTCGTTTGAAACATATTCACCTAACTTACCAGTATTATTAATATTATTTATATACTCTCTTAACAATCCTTTTTGGTCGTTAGTAAGATTACTATATTTGTTATTAAATGATTCAACCAATAATTTATAAGAAACTGCTCTTAAATCATCATCTTGTTTTCTATATTCTTCCAAAACTGCATCTTTAATTTTTATTTCTTTATTTTGAATAGAAGAATTAATAATATTTTCTGCAATTGTAAATCTAGAACTAACTACATCCGTTGGGTCGTATTGTTCATCGGTAATAACTGTTTCAAATATTTTATAGATACTTGCTAATGTTTTATAATGAGAAATTGGAGATTTTATAAATTCATCCAAATTATAAGTTTCTTTAATTTCTTTAATTAAATTATATTTTTCTTTTGTAAGTTTCTTTTCGTCTAATCTTTTACGAGCTTCTAATATCGTATTGATAAATTGTTCGGCCTTTGATTCCGAATTATACTTCTCATTTATTAAATACTGGTATAATTTTAATTCTTTTGATAATTCTTTTTTTGAATTAAAATGTTCTTTTAAAATTTTTTCTGCAATAGATTTATTAGCAGACATGATTTCGGAAGTAATTTGTCTTACTAATAATTCAAATATGAAACCCGTATTTTTAAACTTTGAATGTTTTATTTTTTTCATCAATTTGTATAATTTGTCAGATATAAATATATTTTTATATTGGTTTAGTATTATTTTTTTAAATTCTCAGTTAAAATAGTTTTTTTATTACCTTTCATATCTTTAAATATTTCTAAATACGATTCTCTTGGTTTGTATTTTACCGAACCTTCTTTAGATTTAAGTGTTTTAATACCTAACGGGTCTCTTCCCTGTGGGTGGTCATCTTTACCATATCTAGTAAGGTCTTTTGGCCTTCCCCCTTCATCATAATTATCTAATTCCGAATTTATATTATCTATTTCTTCTTCAACATTTGTTGTTCCTTCTGTTCCTGTTGGTTTAGCAGGGTCAATACCTTGAGTTTCAATTGATGTTAAACGGAATGATTGTTTTGTATCTTCTAATACTTGCAAGGTCATTTCATCTTGTTCATCTTGAGCCATATTTAATATAGCCTTATACATCCATTCTTTAGAAACCATTTTAGTTTGTTGCATTTGTTGAATTAATGCTATTTTTGATGTATATAATTCAACCTTTTCTTGTTCATATATTTTTGATGGAATAGTTAATTCTAATGTAAAACTAGTCAATCTATCATCATCAATACCTTGTGCATATAAATGGACGATTGCAATCTTTGTTAATTCTGAAATAATTACTCTTTGTATTCTTTCAATTGTTTTTGCAAATCTAACATCCATTGCGGCAAGTGTTGCTTTACCATTTGTATCTTCTTCATATCCTAAATATGCTTTTGGAATTTGAAGTGCGGCCATCAACTTACCTTTTAAGTAATTGATGTCATCAATCATATTGTATTCCAAACCTTTTAGGGTATCAATTGAAGTACCATTATCACTACCACGAACTGGCATATAATAATCTTCAATAAGGTTTTGCATATTATATTTCAAATTATACTCACCAGTTCTTTCATCCATAAATGGAACTTTTTTAGATGAGTTGATAATTTTTTGCATGTAGTTATCTACCTCATTTGGTGGAATATTACCAACATCTACCTTAAAGATTCTCTTTTCAGGAGCTCTCATTACTCTGTGAATTAACATTGCATCTTCCATCAACATCAATTGTTTCCAAACTCTTCTACCACCTTCAATCATTGATTTACCATATGGTAAGAAGTTTGCATCACCATTTAATCTAAAGTGTGCAATTTCGTAGTTTTCATATTCTTTTTTATTATTTTGAGAATATCCACTATTTGGATTTTGATATGGTGCGTATACAAACTTAACTCTTTGTGGATTTTCAGGGTCAAATCCTTCAACTCTACTCATTTCGTAAGTAGATAATGGATTGGTATTTATAATACCCAATTCATCTGTCATTTCTAATTGTAAATAAAAATCACCATATTTAACTAAATTTCTAACCCATGGCCATAAATTAAATTCAATATTAAGTGTATCGTAGAATAAATTTTCTAATACCTGTTTGACCTGGTCATCTTCGTGATGAATTTTTAAAACACTACCCATTTCATTTCTAGCAGTACATTCGTCTGCATACACATTTAATGCCGATGATAAAATTGGGTCTGTATCCATTGAGTCGTAATCTCTAAATAAATCGATTCTAACTTGTTGATATGCTAAAGATGATTCTACTTGTCCTGTTCCGTAATTTGTAACTTTTAATTTCATAAAACGGTCAACAAGATTAGTTGTCATGTTTTGATACTCATCCGTATCAACTACTTTAACTCCTTTTGCCGTTTTTCTAACAATTGTATTTGTTGAAAATAATTTTTGTAACCTACTAAATATTGATTTATCTGCCATTTTTATATAATTCTATTTTTCTAAATATATGAAAAATTTTTCACTTTTCCAAATTTACCACTTTCTACAACTCCAATATCTTGCTTTTGTTCTTGGTCCTGGGTTTGCACAATTATGTCTTGCTCTAAAAGATTTTCTTCTTGCAGGATTTGATTTTTTAATTCTCATATTCGGGTCACCAAAGTTTACTTTAACAACATTGCCTGCAGGATTTTTTACATATACTTTAAATTTCTTTACATCACCTCTCATTGGTTTGCCCAACGGAACATCTCTACCTTGATATTCACCTTCGGTCATGCATGGGCAAGTTGCTTCTGATAATTCTTTATTGTATTCTTTTATGTATGATATAAAGTCTTTGAAATCATCATAATTATCTACATCATATTCTTCAGGTTCTACTTTACCATAATTAATATCGTCATCACTATTGATATCTTCTTCTATATTTTCATTTTTAGGAACACAATTAGGCACTTCTCTACCATTTTTTTTCTTAGTACCTACCATTTCATATCCTTTCCAACAAGGGTTTTCCATTTCTTGCATAAATTCTTCTTTTGTAAGAACTTTGATGTCTGTAAAATTACTTGGAATTAAATTAATTAGTTTCATATTATAATAGTTTCAACATATAAATATATAAAAATTACTTTAGCAACCAAGTTAGGTTTTCTACTTCACCTTTTCCCAACTCCATTTCATATGGATTTTTATGATTTTGCCAATTTGAAGAATAAACTCCCTGATTTGGATTAATTGATGTTGCATTTAACATATTTTTTGTCAAATCAATTCCCTCTTGTTTTAAACGAAGTGCAGTATTACGAACCCAAAGTCCAATACCTAATGCCATAATAAGGTCATCATTATAACCTTTCATTGCTTCTGCCCTACCACTCTGCCAAATGAATGTAAACATTTCATCTATCAATCTACTTGAACGAATTAGAATATCTTTGTCATTCATATATGTGTCCAATGCTGATATGATAAGAGGACGAGTTTTGGTTGTTGTTGAAAATCCTGCAACCATCTGTCTTTCATCTCTATAATATTTGTTTGACATTTGTCTTTCGGTATCAATATACTTTAAATCATTACTCATATAAAATAAGTTTTGATATCCTCTATTGATAATTTGTTGAATACATGCCCAACCCACATTTGAGTTTTCCACTACTAAAAGTGCATTATTATATTCGGTAGCCAATGATGTTAAGAAATTTCCAAAATCTTTTGTATCGATTTTACCTCTATATTCTGCAACTTGTGAACTATCTTCAATGTCTATAACTTGTGCGGTGGAATAGTCAGCTCCGTCTCCACGTGCAACATCGGCAGATATCATATATGCTCTATTATAATTTGGATGTTCCCATACCCACAAATTACTATCAAATCCTCTTTTTTCAACTGGTTCCATTACATAGGTATCTTTATACCAAGTTAACAATGGTGGTTCAAATACCGTATCACCGGAACCAACAAAGTCACAATCACATTCTTGTGCTGCACCTTTGACTCCTAAAATACGAGTTTGTTCATCTCTCCATGCCTGGTTTCTTTCTGGATGTTTTGTCCAATGTAAATTTATATTATTAAAACCGTTTGAATCACTTTCACCATCTACCCACATTTTATGAAACCAGTTACCCACACCATTTGGAGTTGATAATACAATTGCATTACCACCCGTTGATAAGGTTGATTGTGCTGATAACCAAATTTCATCAATATCTCTAATGAATGCAGCTTCATCCACAACTAACAATGACAATGCTTCCGAACGACCTGCGTCTGGAGAACTTGCGATTGCTTTTACTTGTGAACCATTTTTTAATTTAAGGGAAAG